TACAACGCACTGCAGATGCTGTATTAGGCAACAGTACTATATGGATAGCAGTAGTGGAAATCTCTCGAAAAAAAAGAACGTTCTACCTATATGCTAACAGTATAGATGTAGCGAGGGGAATTATCACTGACTACATAGAACAAAATTATATTGGGTTTTATGAAATAAAATCACTCAAAGAGCAACAGTATTTTACACTTGTATCGTTGGCTAAGAAAAACAGCGATGAGGAGCAAAATAAGTTCTATCAGATAGAGGTAGAGATAGCGGTAAATAAAGAATCTTATCCAATGCGCTTTTTAGTGAAAGCACCTAATGCTGAAGAGGCAAAAGTATTAAGCGAGGCGTTTTATGAAACTTATATGCGTGTGGCTGATGAGGATAAAGAATTACCTCCTTATACAATGACTTTGCTATCGGCAAAAACGCTGAATGTAGAGGCGGTAATAGACCATCAGTTTTGTAAGGAGTATATAGATAAGAGCAAAGAATTGTTGTAAAGCACTGAATATCAAAGTGAAAATATAAATAAGCAAAGGAATTACTAACATCTAAAATTATTTAATTATGTACGAAATAACAAATACTAATTATCAACCTATGCAAGAGTTGATAAAAATCTCTGAACAAAATGGCAAACGTGCTGTATCTGCAAGGGAATTACACAAGTTTTTAGAAGTTCAAACTCCTTTCACTATGTGGATTGATAGAATGTTTGAATATGGTTTTGCTGAAAACATTGATTTTGAGGCGACTAACTTTTTTGTTAATCACCCTAACAGCATAGGTGGTACAACCGTAAAGGACTACGCCCTTACATTGGATTGCGCCAAAGAGATTGCAATGTTGCAACGCTCAGAAAAGGGCAAAACGGCACGCCAATATTTTATTGAGTGCGAAAAGCAGTTAAGAGCAAAAGAACAAGCACACCAACAAATTCCTCAATCATTTTCAGAGGCATTGCGATTAGCCGCCGAACAAGCCGAGAAGATAGAAGCACAACAAAAGCAACTGCAAGCACAAGCCCCTAAGGTATTGTTCGCTGACACTGTTATAGGTTCTCAATCGTCTTGCCTTATTGGTGAATTGGCAAAACTCATCACTCAAAAAGGCTATGAGATAGGAGAAAAGAGACTTTTCAAGTGGTTAAGAGAAAATCACTACTTAGGTACAAGAGGTGAGTACTACAATATTCCTAACCAACAATACATTGAGCAAGGGCTATTTGAGTTAAAGAAAGGTACACGCTCAGGAAATGGCGGAGTAATGCACACCACAATTACGCCTAAGGTAACGGGGAAGGGTCAGGTGTATTTCGTGAATAAGTTTCTTAAAACAATATAAAAGAATTGTAATGTAGCCATCGTGCACCCCGATTGGAAAGCACTCACGTTCGAGCCGTGAGCGGGGGCTAATATTAAAAATATAAAGTAAATGAATATTTATGATAAAAAGAAAAGAACTATAAAGTTCAGAGGTAAAACTCCACAGGGGAAATGGGTATATGGGTATTATCTCATACGAAAAGAAGAAAGTCCAGTTGTTGAGACATCAGTACCTTATACAATTCATTACATTGTAGATTATGCTGATTTCAACGGATTAAATGAAAATGAAATATTACCTGAAACATTAGGACAATTTTCCGGAGTATACACCATAGGGAACAAAGAAATCTATGAGGGAGATATTATTAAATTCTGTAATAAAATGTGGGAAGTTGTATGTGATTATGAAGACGCCCATCTATTCTATTTAAGAACTATTAGAGACCCTTACATAGCAGAGTATATGAATAAATTTACAAGGGGAGAAGTAATTGGAAATATTCACGACAACCCCGAATTACTAAAACAATAATTAACAACCCTATTTGAACTCATTCATTTTTCGCCCCCTTGCTTGTCGAGGGTGAGGGGGTGTTTTTTAAACTAATAAATATACAACTATGAAAGATACATTTATTCTAAAGACTAAATACGGAGGTGTGGTCAATAAATTGTCCGACAAGCAGGCAGGCGTTCTTTTCAAAATGTTATTCGAATATGTGGAGAACGGGGCAAATGCAGGCTCAACAGACGATAAAGTTGAAATGGCTTTTGAATTTATAAAATTAGATTTAGATGCGTTTTCTGAAAGTTATCAAAAGAAATTAGCGGTTAATAAAGAGAATGGGAAGAAGGGAGGTAATCCGAATTTTGTGAAAGGAAAAACTAATCCTTATTACGAGAAAAAAGATAACCCAAAGATAACCGAAGATAACCCAACATTACCCAACATAACCAAACATAACCCTAATGATAATGATAATGTTTATAATAATATAAACAAACAAACAAACACGCACACGCACGAGGAAAAACCGAAAGAGGCAAAATCGACTTTAAAAGCCTATGACGATTTTAAAGGAGATACCATAGCGCTGGCAGCGTGGCTTGCTAAACGTTGGAATGACGCTAAGCGACATTATAATGTTGGCGCAATAGGCAATGTGGCGATATTAGGCAATGCTAAGATGAATCTCATCGAAGTTGCTAAGAACTACACGCAAGGAGAAATCGATTTAGCAATAAAAGGCGTGTTCATTCAGAAGCAGATTTACCCGCAATTCACACTATCGCCTGATAAAATGTTAGAACCTGACCATTTTAGCACGTTTTATAATGCCGGACTAACAGATACCCAACTCTATACAGAGACTCCGCAGAAGGGGCAGAAAGGTGGAAAATCGGGGGTGGTGCGTAATATTGGAGATTTGTGATTTAACTGACAACTAAAAGAAAAAAGCAATGGCTAAAAATTTATTAGATGTAGATGTGGCAATGCGAAGATTGTCATATTTAGTAAAGCGAAAGGGAAATATTGACGATAAAGAGGCGTATAACTCAGTTGTGAAGTTCTTGAGAACCACTCAGGAGTATCAAACTGATAAATACCCCCTTTTATCAAGGCTATTTTGTTATATATTTCTTGCACGCTTCAGATTTGCACAACAAGAAGGTGAGAATATAACAGCGAATACTATCTTAGGGCATATATACGAAGTTATACAGAAGCCTCTTGAATGGTGGATTGATGATATTGCCTTCGAGACTAAAATGCTTCGTTATGAGGTGGCGTATAAGGATTATGAGCGGGGACTTCGTGAAGCAAAAAGGATAGCCGAAGCAAACAAAACACCCGCAGAGGAAAGTACAGGTTTGAAAGATGAATACCGCCCAGATGATATTGCGAGAGTTATCAAGGAGAGGGGGAAAATTATTGACGAGAAAATGAAAGACGCAATAACAGCACTTACTAAGGAATATAAACACGAGGATATAGAATATTTCATCAAATCAGAAATAACTAAACTGTCACTACTATGCCATTGAAATTAGAAGAAGTAAGAGAAGATATAGAGATTTCACCCTTTGATGATTTGTGGTTTGCACGAGAATATGAAAGGGCATACATTCCTCTTGACAAACCCTTACCTCCGCCGGAGACCCTCATCAGTATTGGAGAGCACCAATTTAAAGGGAACTGTTATCCTACAACTGTAATGACAGCGGGAAGTTTTAGCGTGATAGCCGCGCCTTCGAAAAGCAAAAAAACGCTTTTCAAAACGCAACTTTGTGCAACCTACATTGGCGGTAACGCTTCTTATCGATTCCCAAACATACACTCACATCGTAGAGAAGATTATTATATCTTAGACTTTGACACCGAGCAATCTGAGTACTATGCTCAGCGCACATTTAAATCTGTTGCTGATATAGTAGGCACAATATATCCTCAGTATTTAACATTCAAAATATGTCACCTATCTGCCGAAGAGCGTGTAGCGTTCATAGAGAAAGTATTGGAGCGATTTAGAGGTAAAGTCAAATTAGTGTTTATTGATGGTATAGCCGATTTGATGAACGATGTAAATAATCTTGAATGGAGCAACCAAATTGTGCATAAACTTATTAAATGGGCGGACGATTATAAGATACATATATGCACAATTATTCACGTAGCATATGGCGTTACCAAAGCCACTGGTCACTTAGGTAGTGCGGTAACTAAGAAGGCGGAGACTGTTTTCTTATTAAAAGTTGATGATAATGATAAAAACATTGTGGAAGTACTCCCACAATATACACGTGGATACCCTTTTGATTCGTTTAAGTTTATGGTTGATAGTAATGATTTTACAATTTACTTTTATGATGAATTTACAGGGCAAATGGCTAAGCCTATGGGGAATATACCAAGAGAACCAACACAAGAGCGAAGCAATAATGCCATACCCACAGCGTCGCCAAGTGAGGCATTTGGCAATGAACCTGATAACGGGGTACTTTTTTAAAGATTTGAAACAATGAAAATCATAGACCTATTCAGCGGTATTGGTGGCTTTTCGCTCGGATTTCAGCGGGCAGGATACCATTTTACCGAGCATTATTTTTCAGAAATAGATAAACACGCAATTGCTAATTATAAAAACAATTTTCCAAATGCAAAATACATCGGAGATATTACAACTATTCAGCCCGCAGACATTGCAGGAGCAGACATTATCACTTTTGGTTCGCCTTGCGTCGATTTCTCAATTGCTGGAAAACGTGCCGGGCTCGCAGGGGCAAAAAGTAGCCTTATCAAGTACGCAATTACCCTCCTTGCTGACATCAGACCAAGTATTTTTATCTGGGAGAATGTTAAAGGAGCGTTCTCCTCAAACGCTGGCGCAGACTTTTGGGCAATTCTCCAAGCCTTTGCCAACATTGGGGGTTATAGACTTGAATGGCAATTGCTTAATACAAGCTGGCTATTACCCCAAAATCGAGAGCGAATATACCTTGTCGGACATCTTGGAGGAAGAAGTGAGTGCGGAGTATTTCCTATCACAGAAAATGACATCAAAGGAAGATTAAGTACACCGAAAGACCCCCATATACAAGTAGGCACATATCGCACACACAACGACGGCAAGGGATTTAGAGAGGTAAAAAGCAATATCGCCCCTACCATTCCTGCTCGTGCTCGCCAAGATGGAAGTGGTATGCCTGTTATACAAATAAATCCGTCTAAGGAATCCAATGGCAGACAGCCCTACCAACAAAATAGAGTATTTGACGAAAGAGGAATTAGTCCAGCCTTAACAAGACATAACAGCGACTACGCAATTAGTAGAATGCGTCGTCTCACAGAAATAGAATGCGAACGCCTGCAAGGATTTCCGGAGAATTGGACGCAATACGGCAATTACGACGGCACAATAAAACCAATTGCCAAAACACAACGTTACAAGCTCATCGGCAACGCCGTAACCGTGAATATTGTAGAATTGGTAGCAAAAAGATTAAAATTTACAGAACAATGAAACAACAATCACCAAAAGAAAGAGAAGCAGTAGAATTATTCGAGTACGCTGCACGTAACCTCATCAAGGAGTTTTGCAATAAGCAAGAATTACAATTTGAATTCGACAATTACGATGTAGGTATTGGCATTATATGCCTATCGGATTACTTCTTTAACATCGAGGACATCTACTTCGATATGAAGAACGACAAGCCGAAGGGAAAGATACTGCAATGGTACGACTATGTACTAATGAAAGAGTCCAACATCAATTACCGCTCCTTCTGTATGGGAATGAGAGAAGAATTAATAACTAAAAAGAAGTGATATAATGAATACTTTACATTTAACCTTAAAAAAGCAGTGGTTTGATATGATACTCTCTGGGAATAAAACAGAAGAGTATCGGGAAATCAAACCGTATTGGACAAATCGGTTTTACTCAAAGAAGTATCATTACATCTGTTTTCGCAATGGGTATGCTTCCAACGCTCCTCAATTCACTATCGAATTGAAAAGTATAACACCAAGCACAGGAAGACCCGAATGGGGAGCAGAAGAGGGTAAAACCTACTTTGTACTAAGTTTAGGTAAGATTATTACACAAAATATAAACAAATGAAAAACATACTCATAACCGTATCAGGAGGGCGTAGCTCGGCACGTATGGCACGACATATTCAAACCCACCCTAAGTATGCAGACTATAACAAAATTTTTGTTTTCTGCAATACAGGTATGGAACGCCCCGAAACTATCTCCTTTCTTAAGGATATTGTAAAACACTGGCAAATACCCCTTACAATTATTGAAGGCGTGTATTCTAACAAGATAGGCGTAGGAGTAGGCTATAAGGTGGTAGATTTTGAAACAATGGATATGCAGGCTCAAACCTTTGCTAATATGATAGCCCACAAGAACAAAGGTATATTCAGCGGGCTACCTAATATGAAAGCCCCTTACTGCTCCGAGAACCTTAAAAGCCTCCCCAGCAAGAAGTTTGCCGATGAAGTATTTGGAAAGGGTAACTATCAAATAGCGATAGGATACCGCAAAGAGGATATGCCTAATCGCATCAGCTGGGCAGAGATAAAAGCTGATACTAAGCGCATATTTCCTCTGCTGACAGATTTTGAAGCACCTATAGGACAACAAGAACTCAATGCTTTTTGGAGTGCCCAACCTTTCAAGCTTGGTATACATAACAAACTTGGTAATTGTGAATTATGTTGGAAGAAAAGCACTGCTAACCTAATTGAGAATATCAAACACGGCACTCGCTTTATAGACTGGTGTAAAACACAAGAAAGCACCTATCAAAGCACAATGTTCCGCAACCACTTAAGTATTGATGATTTAGTACGTATGGCAACCCTTCCTAATCAATTAGCCCTGCCTTTTGACAAAGAAGACGGCTGCGTATGTACCTTTTAACAAATAATTAAAAAATATCAACAAATGAGAACAATCAAAGATTTAACCGTAAAAGTAACCTACACTGTAGGTTTATCAGATGTAGAAGTCTCCGATGAAGTATTTGAACAATTAGATAAGATGGCAGACTATGGATTTTCTGTTGAAGATTGTGAAAGTAGCAAGTATCCAGAAGCATTTGATTGGCTTTCTTACAACATAAGAGAAAGAGATGCTATGGATTGGGCATACGAAGTAGAAATTGACTAATAACATTAAAATCACAAAGAAAATGAGAACAATCAAATTTAGAGGATTATCTATCTTTAAAGGTAAAGGGTGGCTATATGGAATACCTTCTTGGGATTTCACTCACTTATTTCCTACTAATGAGGATAATTTAGACGGTTTTAGCTGTTTTGAATGTATCCCCGAAACTATAAGTCAATTTACTGGGCAACACGACAAAAATGGCACTGAAATCTATGAGGGAGATATTCTTGCCCACGATTATGGAGATTACAGCCTTATTGTGTACCGAGAGGAATGTATAGCATTCTGCCGTATCGATGCCAAAGATGTAGGCAACATCAATGGGTATTACAATCTTCACGAAGAGGCTTGGCGTTCGTGTTTGCAACGTGCAAGAGTTATTGGAAACCAATATGAAAACCCCGAATTGTTAGACTATAAAAAAGAAGATTAGACAATGGAAAATACTTTAATGGTAGAAAAAATCAAAGAATCTGTATTAAAAGATATAACAGAAAAACAAAAAGCAGGAAAATCTATCTTAGAAATATTAGAAGAAAGTAGAGGTTTTACAATAACAAATACCTACTACAATTATTTGGTAAATTGAAATAAAATCACAAAGAAAATGAATACACATAATTACCCCACTTGGCTCGTATCCTTAGATATAGCCAAAGAACTCAAAGAAATAGGATACAAAGAAGACTGCTATTTTGAATTCAGCAAAGATGAAGGAATTACGCTTGAAACGCTTGAAAGAGAAAGTTGCATTATAGGAATAGATGAATTATTATCTTGCACAAATGAATATTGGCAAAATGTTAGTGTACCCACTTATGAGCAAGCCCTCGCTTGGTTCAGAGCGAAAGGCTACAAGATTACCTTCAAGGATATTAACATCGGTACACAATGCGCATTCTACCACTTGGATATTAAAGGGGGGCACACGTTTAGCCACTTCGCAAAGAAGTACGAGAAAGCACGTGAAGGACTGGTGATGAAGCTAATTGAAGTACATAAGGAATTTGGTAATAACATTAAACGATTTGACTAATGAAGAATAAGAAGAACAAAATATTAGCGTGTATAATAGCACCAATAGTGATATTCGTATTACTGTATCTGATGTTCGCTTTTATTTCAGCAGAATTTGATTTCAGAGAATGGGGGAGTCACCTAAGGGCGATTATAGTTATAATTTGGCTTATATTGTCCACACTAATAATAGTCACAAGTTTAGATGATTAATAAAAAAACGAGAGGCAAAGACATTTTTTTCATTCTTTGTCTCTTTTTTTTGCAAAAAAATATTATATGTAAAACATTGATTATATAGTAGTTATATGCTTTTGTTACAGATATAACAAAATAAAATGAAAAAAAATATGCAAAAAACTTGCGCAATTAAAACTGTTGCCGTATCTTTGTCGTGTAAAATTAAAGCAAGAACAATTATTAACATTAAAAACTCAAAGAAAATGAAAGTTACAGTTAAAGACATCTACAACGAAGCTTCTTACATCAACCCAAACGTATCAACTATCAGCTCAATAGGTGATTTCGTAGAAGAAAGTAGCAGACAAGCGGCAGCTTACAGCAGAAGAGAGTTAGTACAATATGTGTCTAAGGACTCTTTGGCATTCAAAATCTTGACTGAAAATTTAAAAGATTTTTTCACTGAAAAACAAGTGTGGGTAATAGCTTACGAATTACAGAAGAATGCTGAATACGTTGCTAAGTTACAAGCAGAATTAGAAGTAAGAGAAAGAAGAGCAGAAGCAAAAGCAGAAGCAAGCAAGGCAAAACTTAACGCCAACAAAGAAGCAAGCCAAGAAGTACTTGACTTTGTAAAATCAAACAAAAAACTATTGAAAGATTATTACGATTTTGTAAAGAAAAACAAAAAATACTCAAAAGAATTTTATTCTAAAAAATTCACATTAGAAAGCGCAACCGAATTTGTAAACTTGTAAAATTAACATTAATATTAACATTTAAAATTAAAAGAAAAATGAGAACAAAAACATTCACAATCGAAAACAACGAACACAACTTAAACTGGGTAGAAGACAACTTAGATACCCGTGATTATGAAGTAAAAGGCAATGATATAATCATTACCTACTTTGAAGATTTTCAAAAAAATGATATATTACAAGCTATATCAGAGAAGACATACAATGTAGTATTCAACGACGATAATAATTCTAACGATAAAGGCTTCGAGGCTACATTAGAATATTGTAAGAACTACATTCAATCATTCAATGGAACTAATCACAGCTACTTCGAAGACTACAAGGGGGGTATAGTGCAAGTCGTTTGTAATGAAACTGGTGAGGTGGTATATGAAGAAGAAGTAATATAACATTTTGCAAAAAAAGCCCCTAACACTACATTAGGGGCTTACTTGTAAAATTAAAACAATTCTAACGATTTAAACAACCCTTAGAAATGAGGGTGCAAAGATACAAAAAAAAATTATGACACCACACGAAAAAGTAATATACATCATTCAGCAATTGGAAATATCTGATAGCAAGGTAGCACGAGCGATACAGAAGAGCGTATCAACAGCGACGCACAAGCGACTACGATTAAGAGACAACAAATTCACTGAGGAAGATTTCCAACGGATTCGTGATTTCTACCTCGAAAAACTCAAAAAAATAGAAATGTTATAAATATAACAAAATATTTTTTACCAACAAGACGGGCATTTGCTCGTCTTTTTTGTTTTTAGACGTTTTGATATTCAGTACTTTGACTTTAACAAACATCAAAACATAACGTTACTTTTAACGTTGCAAAACTTTGATTAACAAAAAGTTACAACAAAAAATATTAGGAATTATTTAATATGTTTTGTACCTTTGCAGCATAGATTTAAACATAAAAAATGAAACTCCAAGAAAGTACACTTCAATCCTCCTGTGTGCGTTGGTTCAGATACCAATATCCGCACCTCATTATTTACGCCGTTCCTAACGGTGGCAGTCGAAACGTTCGTGAAGCACAACGCCTCAAATCAGAGGGAGTACTTGCAGGAGTTGCTGATTTAGTAGTTATGCTCCCTCAGGGTAAAAGCCTTTATGTCGAAATGAAAGTAAAGGGCAATAAACAAACCGAAAACCAAAAGGACTTTCAGAAGAAAGTAACCACATTAGGGCATACCTACGTCGTGTGCTATACCTTTGAGGAGTTTCAGAAAGTGATAGAAGATTTCATCAGCATACACGATTACTTTGCCCCAAAGATTAAGGGCTTTAAAGGAAGAAGATAATGTATAACCCCTAATTTATAATACTATGATTTTAAAAGAAATTCAACAATCTATTGAAGCAGTGACAGGAGAACCTTTGAAGGGTAGCCTTGATAATAAGAAAATTTTTTGCGGATTAGCAAGAAAGCACGATAACGCCTCTCAGTCCAAGATAGCAGAATATTTACAAATTCCCCTTTCTAATATATCGTACTATCTTAAACAGCACGCAATATTGAGCAAAACTATAGGATATAGTTACGTGTTCAAGCAAATAGAAGCTGACCTTATTCATCGTTGCCAATAGTCTCTTTCATTAATAATTTCTTCATTTGGTTTTGCTACCGCCTCCAATCTTATAATTAGTGGCGGTAGTTTTTTGTATGCCTTCTTTTACCCCCCCTCAAAAGAGGTCTATTTCTCACCCTCTTTTGTCTCCTCCTGCTGAAACGGCTCTTTCATCTGCATACTATCCGCCTCCTTGCGTACGAGGTACTCAATAAGGTTCGCTTGCGACATTCCTTTTTTGTCCGCTAATTCTTTGAGGAGCATCAAGAATGTTTCTGAAGCTCTTATCTGAAAAACTTTATCTTTTATACGCGCCATAATGTTAAGCATTATATTCCGTTGCAAAGATACAAAGTAATACCCAATAAAATAACCAATGTAATTACATTTAACAAAAATTTAACACAAAATATTTGCACGTAATTATAAATGTAATTACCTTTGCATCATCAAATAATAAGTAATAACACTTTAAAACAATATCAAAAATGAATGCAACAGACAAAAAAGAAGAATTATACCTTTATCTTGGTTTACAAATAGGTTTTGTAAAACCAATTGAACAAGTACTTGAAAATCTAAAAGAGGGCGTTTATGAATATGGTAGCAACGAGGCTATGAATGTTCTAAATGAAAAGTTACAAAACCTTACAAATTGTCTTCTTACAGCACTTAAAATTAATGTTAAGTGCCCTAAAATTGAAGGTACATTCACAAAAGAGAATGAAAAGAAATTCATTAAATACTTTTCTTTCTTGCAAAAAGAATATAACAATTATGTAAGTATTCTAAGTATTTAATCAAACGCCCTGAGCAAGGCGCAAAAAGGCTCAAAATCTTAGCAATAATCTTAAAACACACTATCAAAATGAAAAATACCGATAAAAAAACAGTCTTTTACCTTGCTTGGCAGTTTGCACGCCAAACTGGTCTATCATTCAGTGAATGCCTCAAAAAAGCGTGGGCAAATATCAAACTCAAAGCTAAAATGAAAACCTCCATTGTAGAGTTTTACTACAAAAAGATAAACGGCGAAATTAGGCAAGCGTTTGGCACACTGGCTAACACTCCTCCCACCACAAGCCACCGCAAACCTAATGATAACCTTTTCACCTATTTTGATACCGTCAAAGGAGAGTGGCGTTCATTTTACAAGTTTAATATTTTATCTATGTAAAAATCAAAAAAAAGTACGCAAATTATTTGCACTTTCAAAAATTTATCGTACCTTTGCGGTGTTCAAATACCATAAGGTGTATATACACCTATATTAATAGATAATAATTTAATATTAATAACTCACGGTGTGAGGGTGTCGCTATATAGTAATGTATAGCAAATAAAACGATTATCGTGGTATTTGAACAGCACCTACTCACACCGTTAAATTTTTAAAATATATGTTCAAGTACCAAAAACAAGCGCAAAGCGTGAATAACAGTAACGCAGCGCAAAGCCAAAAGTTTGCGACCTTATTAAGGTCAATCAAACCAGCTGACGACTTGTTAGATTACAAGTTAAAGCACCTAATAGAGGTGTTGAGAGACAGCCTCGACAGTCTACACGACGGTATTAATGAAGATGAGCCTCGTAACTACTTGCTAAACCAAAGCAATAAAGTAATGGCACTCTTTGAAATGTTAGTAGGCTTGTTACCCGAGGATAGCGACTACTTTCAAAGCGTTACCTTAGTTTGTGATGAATTATTAACTAAAAAAAGCGCATAAGTTATGAAAGAGTTAGTATTCAGCAATAACGGGCAAACAGTTACAAACTCTCTATTAGTAGCTGAAAAGTTTGGTAGAGACCATAAGAATGTAATTCAAGCAATTGAAAATCTAATTGGGTCGGCTGAAAATTCAGCGATAACAGATAATCAGAGGGTTAGCAAGGTAAGAAGTTTATTTGTACTTTCAGATTACGACGTACCTTTAAATAATGGCACAAGAGCGGTAAGAAAAGCCCCTATGTACATAATGAACCGCGACGGTTTTAGCTTGTTAGTTATGGGGTTCACTGGTCAAAAGGCATTAGAGTTCAAAATGGACTTTATCGAGGCTTTCAATGAGTATGAACGCAAAGCGCAATCACAAGCCCCCGCCCCCGTTCTACCAAAAACCTACAAAGAAGCCTTACAATCGTTGCTTATCGAGGTAGAGCATAACGAGCACCTGCAAGCTGAGAACGAAGCGCAACAAGCCCAGTTAGTAGCGCAAGCACCCAAAGTGTTATTTGCCGATACGGTAATAGGTTCTCAATCGTCTTGCCTTATTGGTGAATTGGCAAAACTCATCACCCAAAAAGGCTATGAGATAGGCGAAAAGAGACTTTTCAAGTGGTTAAGAGAAAATCACTACTTAGGTACAAGAGGAGAGTACATTGAGCAAGGGCTATTCGAGTTAAAGAAAGGTACACGCTCAGGTAATGGTGGCGTAATGCACACCACAATTACGCCTAAGGTAACAGGGAAGGGTCAGGTGTATTTCGTGAATAAGTTTCTAAAAAACTTACAGACTATCGCACAACCTACGCTTCAATTTGCGTAAATGTATATTTTTTCATACCGAAGCCCTCTTAATTGAGGGCTTCACTCTTAAAAAGTATCAATAACAACCACCAACCACACCACAACAAATAATTACTAATTTTTTACTAAACCACAAAAGCGCTATATAGCAATAGTCGCCGTACCTTTGCCCTACCAGCGGGGTAGAGCAGTTGGGTAGCTTGCGTGTTTAACTTGCACGAGGTCATTGGTTCGAGTCCAGTCCCCGCAACTAATAAAATATTGCAGTATGAAAATATTAACATTACAAATCAAACGCCCTTATTTAGAGGCTATACTATCAGGCGAGAAAACCGAAGAATATCGAGAAATTCGCCCTAAAAACGCTAAAAAGTTCATCATTCAGAACCCTGAAGCAGAAGATGACGATGAATGGCTTAAGCCTGTGAAGTACGATGCTATTAAGTTTCTTAATGGTTATGACTCTAACCGTCCAGAAGCTCTCGTCGAAATTAAAGACGCCCGCATTGAGCTTTCAGTAGATGAAAACGATGAATATATCATTTACGAAGAAGATGGCGAAGAGTACATCGAAGCCCAAATGGTTTATACATTGGGCAAAGTATTGAACACTAAAAATATTTAATAACCTTTTAAAACATTCAGCTGAGTTAGAAAAACACAAATCCAAAAAAGAATTAACAGAACGTCGGGTATTAGTAGAGTAGCCCGATATGGTAGAAATCGAAAAGGTCAAGCGTTGTCAGTACAACAACGTAGACGAAATGTATATGCAGCTTTGCGAAAACAAGCAGGGCTTTCAGCAGGCTAACCTATGAATATCTACCAACACACACAGCAAGTTATAGACACGGTTAGAAAAAAAACTAACCGTGTTTTGCTATTTTACTCCTGTGGAAAAGACAGTATCGCATTATTACACTGGTGTGCTAAAAACTTCAGCGAGGTTGTGTGTGTGTTTATGTACTTTGTGAAAGATTTAGAGCATATCAATAAGTTTATTAACTTCTCAAAAAAACAATATCCTAATATTTCATTTATACAGCGTCCTCATTACGCCCTTACTTACATCAATAAGTCAGGATTATTTTGTTCTCCCCAAAATACACGCATACTCAAACTATCAGATATTATACAATCAGTACGTCTTGAAACACAAATCGAGTACGTATTCTTGGGAATGAAACAGTCCGATAGTATGAATAGACGTATAATGTTACGACAATACGAATTGCAAGCTATTTCACCTACAAATCTTGTATATCCATTTTCTCTATGGAAAGACAAAGATGTACTTCGATACATCAGTAATAACCGATTACCTAAACCGATACAGTACAGCAACAAAAAAAGTAATGGGATAACTTTTGACCTCGATGTATATCTATACCTACGCGAGCATTACCCCAATGATTTGCAAAAAATATTAGACGTTTATCCTTTATCTGAAAAAATACTATTCGACTATGACCAAAAAAACAAAAACACCAAAGGAACTATACAAGCAAAGTGAGACCGTCACCATACGCCGCTCACAAATAAACTTTGCTCCTTTCAACCCTAAAAGGCATACAGACGAGCAAATCGCACAAATGCGTAAAAACATCAAAAACGTAGGATTTTTAGGTGGCATAATTTGGAATGAGCAAACCTCAAACCTTGTAGATGGACATAAGCGGGTAATGTCCCTTGATATTATCCACAAGTACGATGGCACGCCCGCTACTGACTACACAATCAAAGTAGAAAAAGTGTCTTTTGACCTTAAAACAGAAAAGGAACAAAATATATTTCAGACACGCTCACGCACCGAACTTGACGAAGAGCTAATGCGCTCTCTCATTCCTGATATTGATTACCTCAATGCAGGACTTGACGATTATGACCTTAACCTATATGCGGTCGATTATTCTTCCTTTGAAGTACCCGACCTATCGCAAGCTATAGAAGATACATATGCTCCCATAAAGCAAGAAAAAGACATTGAGCGAGAAATATCCAATGAAGAGAAAAAGCAGCAAGTTAAAGAAACAAAAGAAGCTATTAAACAACAAGCTATTGAAAAAGCCCAAAACTTAGACGCCTATGTAACGCTTTCCTTTGATAACTGGAAAAACAAGGAAGCCTTTATGCTCCGTATGGGGTTTGACCCTGAATTTAAAATGATAAAAGGAGAAACACTATCAGCAAAGGTAGAACGCATAGACTAATAACATTTAATAACTTTTGATATGAAACCCCGTAAGAAAATAGATAACGAAAAATACACCGATGAGGAGCTTAAACAAGCCCTTATCAAAGCCAATGGGCAACCCGTAAAGGCTTCTGAAATACTTGGCGTAACTTATTCATCTGTATATGGTCGTATTCGCAAAAACCCTGAATTAGAAATCGTACAAAAAGCCTATCGAGCACGTACATTTAATGATGTGTCTAACTTGGTATCTGTTATTGCTATTATGGGTGTTATCCGTGAACCCCTCACTGATGAGAATGGCACAGTAATACCTAACCAATTCCGTGAAGTGCCAGTAGACTACAAAACACGTATGCAAGCAATGCAAACTGTACTTTCTACTTTCAAAACCGATGAGGGTATAACCGACAAGCTCGACCTTACCACCGCTGGCAACCCCCTATCATCAAACATCAATATCGAAATAATCGACAAACGCGAACAAGTACGCACCGACGATGACGATACAAACAACTAACATATACGCACAAGTTGATAAAGCTATTAAGAAGGGTTATACAACAGTTTCAGCACAAGGCTCCAGCCGTAGCTCGAAAACATATAATATTCTTATTTGGCTAATCATCTATTGCCTTTCGCATTCTCGCACACGCCTTTCTATCGTCCGTGCCACACTACCAGCACTCAAAGGCTCGGTGTTTATCGACTTTAAGGAAATACTATACAAGCTAAACGTATTCGATGAATCCTGCCTCAACAAGTCCGAAATGATATACACATTTCCTAACGGCTCGTGGGTAGAGTTCTTTTCCACCGATAGCGAACAAAAGTTAAGGGGTCGTAAGCGCGATATATTGTACGTCAATGAAGCCAACGAACTTAAGTTTATCGAGTTTCAACAGCTAAAAATGCGTACTACCCAATTCACTATTGTCGATTATAACCCCTCATTTTCCGATGACCATTGGCTGTGTGAACTCAACAAAGACTCTCGTACCTATCATTTCATTTCCACCTATAAGGATAACCCCTTTTTGGAACAAACAATTATTGATGAAATTGAGAGCTTACAGCACAAGAACAAATCACTTTGGCAGGTATACGGATTAGGACAACAAGCGATGATAGAGGGGCTTATCTTTGAAAAGGTTACCCTTATTGATGAAATCCCTATTTGGGCAAAAAAACGTTACTTAGGTCTTGACTTTGGTTTTACCCACGACCCTACCGCTATTGTGGAAGTCGCTTTTTTGGATAACAAGGTATATGTTGATGAAATATGCTACCAAACGCAAATGCTCGCCACCGACATTATCGAAGCCCTTCGACCCTATCGTAACTACAAAATCATTTCCGAAAGTGCCGACCCTCGATTAGTGAAAGAAATAAAAAATGCTGATTATAGTATTGTGGCGGTAACCAAAGGACAAGGTTCGGTAATGGAAGGGCTTACCAAAATGTTAGAGTACGAAATATGTATCACCCGCAGAAGTGAAAATATCATCAAAGAGTTTAAGAATTATACCTATGCCCAAAACAAAGACGGGGCATTCCTCAATGTACCCATTGATGCTTTTAATCACGCTATAGATGCCACCCGTTACGTATTCTTAGAAGAAATATTAGGACGCAACCGCAAACCTAAAGACCTAACTGGTATATTTTACTAATGAAAATCAATAATACTTACATACAAACCCTAAATGCTAAACTTGTAGAAGGTTCAATAGCAAGCCTTCTCTCATATCCCGCCCTCAAAATACCCAATAAAAATGATTGGGCAGAGGAAAATGGTACAGAGTATGACCTTGCCAGTCCCCAACTGTCGGCAAAGGAGCTCACTCTACAACTATTACTACCTGAAAGTAAATACAGCCAGTTAGCAACGCTCCTTACTGCTAATACATATGCCGATTATACCTTTAAGCAGTTACAGCGTACCTACAAGCTCCGCCTTGTGGGGCTCAACAAAGTACAAACTAATGGTAATTATATAGTAGCCGATATTCGTCTTTCAGACGATAGTCCGTTACAGAATTACACCTACCAAGCCCCAACCCTAACCGCTCACAATGTAGAAACCTATATTGACGGTAAAAATCTAACTCAATACGGTATAACCCTATTAGAAGGCACTCAACAGGAAATCATAACAGCAGGTAATGCCAAAACGTATTTCACCGCACAAAACAGCACAATGAGTGGACTTGTTTCAGTGAATGCACCTGTTACTATTCAGGAGCGAACAGCTACTCTCAAATGCTTTATGTACCTACCTATTACTGACTTTCTCAAAGGGTATTATGCCCTACTTTATGATTTAGTGCGACCCAACGCCCGAACCCTAAAATACGACAACAAGGAATATCCTTGTATCTATAAAGACGGCAAAATAACCGAACTATACATTGATACACCCCTAATATGGGGCAAATTCGACTTACAACTAACAATTGTCTAACAACTAACAGCTAAATAATATGCAAATTAATTTCAACGCCACCCATATAGACATTCTCCCCACTGATGAAAGCTATCGTTACAGCTCTATAATGGGCGAACATACGCTTACCTTATACTTTTCGTTATCCACCTATACCGAAATTCCTACGGGTGCGTGGTGCGAGTTCGCTAATGAACGTTATACACTCAACCAACCTGCAAAAATCGTAAAACATAACACACGCAACTTTGAATACACCCTCACAATGGACAGCGAGGGTGCAAACCTCAAAAACTACAAGTTTCGGAATCCTAATGATAAGACATTAAAATTCCCATTCACCGCCTCACCTCGCTATCACGTTCAAATTCTTGTTAATTGCCTCAATATGATAGATAGCGGGTGGCAAGTAGGTAACTGTATCGAAGCCTCTGAAAAACTCGTTTCTTACAATCATAACAACTGCCTTGAAGCGTTGGAAATGATAGCTAAATCCTTTGAAACCGAATACGAAATCATAGGCAAAACTATTCATTTGCACAAGGTAGAGTATTTTAAAGACAATCCCCTACCACTTCAATATGGCAAGGGTAAGGGATTTAAGACAGGTGTAAGTCGTAATACTGAACAAAGTCGTATCACTCGTTTATATGTACAAGGGGGCGAACGCAATATCGACTGTTCCAAGTACGGCAATAAAGAATTATTACTACCTAAATCACAAGAGTACGTTTACGAGGGTGTAACATTCGTTTCAGATGACAAAGGGCTATCTATAGCAATTAAGAACGCCCAAAATAACGGCTTTGTAAATGAGCAAAGCCTCGACCTATCACATATATATCCTAAACGGAAAGGCACAATATCAGCCGTCTTTGAAGTCGATAAAGCTAAACACTTCTATGACTTTACTGATACTTCCATACCACAAGCCCTTGATTTCAATGCAATGCAAATCAAAGGGGAAAAAATGCTTATCTACTTTGAAAGCGGTATGTTATCAGGTAGAGAGTTTGAGGTACAGAAATACGACCATTCACAAAAACGTTTCCAGCTTGTGCCAAAAGAAGAAGACGGCGTTACTATGCCTAATGATATATTCAAACCTGCCATAGGCGACCAGTATTCCGTGTATAATATGCAAATGCCCAACGCCTACATCAGCGACAACACCACCAAGTCAGGTGCAAGTTGGGATATGATGAAAGAAGCGTGCAAATACCTATACGAAAATCGCACCGACCTCTTCACCTTTACTGGTGATTTAGACGGTATATGGGCAAAGAAGAAATGGGCAAACATAGGAGGGCGAATCAAAATGGGCGCATATATCAATTTCTCCGACACAGAGTTTCAACGTACCCCCGTGCCTATTCGTATCATCGGGCTAAAAGAATATGTAAACAACCCTTATAGTCCACAAATAGAACTATCCAACAAGGTACAAGGGCATTCCTTCGCCTCTGAAATGCGCAAACTCCAAAACCAAGAAGTATATTTTGGAGAACTCAATAAGCGCACTATATCTGAGACTAAACGAAGCTGGAGAGACGCACAAGAGACTATCAAGCAAATAGAAAAGGCTTTTCCTGAGTACACCAAAAGCATCGTCCCTGCCACCGTACAAACTATGATGGCTCTTATTGGTAATAAATCTACCCAGTTCGATTTTGTAGTCTCAAAAACAAACCCTATAAAAGCACCTCACACACTCTATTTCGATAAAAATAGCAAACAAATCAACGCAGGTAGTGGGTGGCTCAAGCATTTCACACTCGGCACCACCGACATAAGTCCCAATCGTGACGCTAATAGCTATAAATATTGGAATATTACCGCTTTCGTATCAGGGCGTTTAGACGATAAAGCCAAAACCTACTACCTATATATCAAAGCAAGCAAAACCGATGAAACAGCTGAATTTATTCTATCAGAAAATAAGATAGACTTAGAACAAGAAGCGGGCTTTTATCATTTCCTATATGCCACCGTCAATTCAGAATACGAAGGTGAGAGGGGCATTGCTAAACTCAATGGATTTACTGAAATCACAGGCGGACAAATCAAAACCGATAAAATTACATCAGGGAACGGACAGCAGTATATACAACTCTTTGACGACCATATAGAGATAAAAGCAAACCTTAAAATAACAGATGGCAACAAAACCGAAATAAAACAACTCATCAACCCAGATTTACAGTCGTTGGAAAATAAACTCAAACAATACACCAATGACCAAACAAACAATATCCAAGTAGGCGGACGTAACCTATTAAGAGAAACAAAGGAGTTTATTGTAAATGGACAGCCTTATTATATGGATTTTAGTTGGAGTAGGAATGCTGGTGAACCTATAAATGAGAGATTTAACGGGAATATAGTGAGAAAGGTTAATGGTGATTGGCAAGGTGTTAAATCTAATATGCCTGATATTATAGGTGAGCCAGTAACTATATCATTTTGGGCAAAGACTAACGAAACAGGGAAGTTTGGGAATTTTGCCACTATGAATAAAAATCCAAACGGTATAGGAACATTTACAGAACATTCTAACAATGGTGTGTTAATTAGTGATAATAAATGGCATAGATACACTATTTTTAATCCTAAAGGAATGTGTTTAGGAGAAGGAACTCCTAATGGTTTTATTGAATTTAACAATGTGAGTGGTGATATATATTATTCATCTATTAAAATAGAAATAGGCAACAAAGCCACCGACTGGACTCCTGCTCCTGAGGATATTGAAAACAAAGTTGCCGATATTCAAACAGAACTTACAACCGCTATCAACAATGCTAAAGCACAAATTGAAGCTGAAAAAAGGAATATCGAAAACTCAAACGCACGTATCCAAAAACTCGAAAATAAAACGCAAATATTCAGCGACACACAAATAGACGGCAATGTGGTAGCAACGGGTACACTTATAGTAGGGAACACACAAGGGACAAAAGCAGGTATTACAGGTACGGGAATGACTAATGATAGCATACGATTTTGGGCAGGGGAGCCCGACAAAACTCAACCTATAGAAACACCACAACAAGCAGAAGAAAGACGTCGTAAATCTGCGTTTTTAGTACAAGAAGATGGAACTTTGATTACTAAAAATATAAAAGCAGAAGGAGGAATAATATCAGGTAGATTAAAAATGACAAGTGGGTCTATATATTCAGGGAATTGGGATGAAAAACAAAACAAAGTAATAGAAGGTAGTGCTTATACGGGTTCTGGAGTAATATATAGAGAAGATGAAAATGATGTTCAAGCATTTTTTGGTGGAATTGCAAGTAATACTTATACTGTTACAAAATCTCTTTTAGGACTGTATAGGAACCCCAAAAAACCAAAACAAATAGGAGACTCTTCAAAGTTTATTGGAGTGACCATATCAATACCTCCTAATCCGAATGATTACATAGACTTTAATGGATATGATAATAATCTTGCAATGAAAGTTTATGGTGACACAGTAAGTTTTGGAGCCCACGCCAATTTTGATTATGGATTCTTAGGTACAGCTTATCCTAATGTTATTATAGATAATATAGGTTTTTGTCATCAGTTTATGTTTGGGAACATAGTGGGGACAGGTAATACAAATATATACCTACCGTCTTGGACTCAAATAGAAGAAAGTCTCACTTATTTAGGAATGCCATCTGTTACAAGAAACAGTGGACAATCTATGTACCATTGTACTTTTGAACTACATATATCATTAGAGCCTTTCATTGGAGACAGAAAAATAAGATTAGTTGGTTGCCCAAGAGGAATACTAATGGACAATAACGGGGGGGCTGCTGAAGGTGGTTATGGCTATTTAGAAATGGCAGCAGGAGATGGAGTTATATTGCGTTTTGCTCACGACCGTTATACCATTATGAGTTTACAAAGATAAAATTTAACAATTATAGACAAATATAAACATTATGCAAATCATTCAAAAAACAATCCGAATTACAGCACAAGAAACCGTGCAAGGAGTTACAATAATGTACTCTTACGAAACAGAAAATGACAACAACCCTATGGCTGTCGCTTTCTCAGCAACTCGTGAACAGTCATCTAACTACCCAATAATTCAGGGTACAGTTACAGCTAACGATTTTAATGTTCAAAACTCCAATTTTCAAGGAACAGACATTGAACTCTACAAGCACATTCACGAGGCTTGTG